CGGATCCGGAGGAGTAATCCGGATCCACGACGACTACTGCAAGAACAACACTCCGGAAGACAACCAGAAGATCATAGATAACGTATCCCGGATAGTGAATGATTATTACATAAGAAAATCAGTGGGGTAGAGGAGACGAATAAAGATGCAGAAGAACTTAATCATCAGCCTGATTACAGGCCAGCTCGTAGCATTACTTCCACTCTGGGACTGGGGCGATAAGCTCACGTTCCTGACAGGAAGTATATGCATAACGATCGTGGCCATGATCACAATCACATGGCTGGAGGATAAAACCAGAACAATAAAAAGAGCCCTCACATCTGCAAATGTAAAGGGCTTACGAAATTAAAGACAACTTCAGTATATCAAATTCACAGGAGAAATCAAGAGGTAAAAAATGATTAAAGTAAAAACAACAGATGAATGCGCACAAACAACGTTCGAAGGGGACAGCCATCTCCTTCTGAATGAGCTGACAGTTGCCGTTGCAGCCCTTATGCAGATTCTTATTGAAGATCGTGATGCGACAGCCGAGGAAGCTGAGCGGGAAATAAAGAAAAGCTGCATAATCGGTATCTGTTTCACAGAACATCGATTAAAACACAAAACGAAATAAAAAAGGCTCAGGCGGTGCAACACCTGAGCCAGGACCATCCGGTCCCTGGAGTAAATTAGTTTACATAAATATAACACCAGGGAGCCGGAAAGTCAAGCATCCGGCGGTTATGTACCGCTATATTTTTAACCTTTTTTTTGAGGGGACAAGATCCCCTTGCAGGCTTGATTAAACGTATTAGAGATGAGACGAGGGACACTTTTATGAAGTGCGGGTATATAAGGCAGACCTGGGACTGTGGGAACACCAGGGAAGTTGAAGAAAAGCATACGGGCAGATATGGAGCCAGGGGACAGAAAAGACAGAAGAGGAGAAAAGTCACTCCGGAAGAGATCGCTAAACAGAACCAATGGAAAAGGGAACGGGATGTCCGCCGTCTGATTAAATGGAATTTCGGAATAGGAGATTACTGGTTCACACTGACATACAAGAAAGGATCACGCCCACCTTGGAAACAGATGCAGAAAGATATGTCAAAGTTTATCCGGAAGCTCCGGGACAAGTATAAAAAATATGGATGGGAACTGAAGTATATATACCGGTTAGAAATCGGGAAGAATGGAGGACCCCATGTACATATTTTAATCAATCGGAAGTCAAACGATGAAACAGACACAGGCCTGCTGGTAGAAACACTCTGGGAACATGGCCATGCACAGACAAAAAGGGTGTATGACGTTGATTCTGGAGAACTAGCACAGTACATAACCAAGCCGCTGCAGGATCATGAGCCGGAAGATCTGAAACGGTATCACCCATCCAGGAATCTAATCCGCAAAGATCCAGAAAAAGAAGAGATAAACAGAAGAAGCTTGCTGGACAAGCATGGAAGGCCGCGAGATCCGAAGCCACCAAAAGGCTGGGCGATCGTGCCAAACTCAGTAAAATGCGGAAAAAACAAGATAACAGGATACGCATACCGGCATTACATATTAATCAAAACAGAGAAGAGAAGGGAATAACATGCAGCAAGTAAATGTTTTTATTGAGACAAGCAGCCGGTTTCGCGGAAATGTGGAAAGAAAATGCGGATATGTGCTGTCGACTCAGCTCCGGACAGGGAAAGAGACAAGGGAGCATTTTGGAAGGGTAACTGGAACATATCATCAGGCCATATTGCTTACCATGGTGGATGCACTGGATCACATGACGAGAACCTGTGACGTGTGCTTTTACATAAGCGATCTGTATGTTACAAGTCGCCTGGGAAAGATCACGGAAATGGCCGGATCCGGCTGGTTGGACACAAAAGGAAAGCCGATCGCGAACAGAGAGGAATGGTGCAGACTGTTTAAAGCTATAAATCAGCTTCCTGATCCACACGAAATCACCGCAAAAACAGAGAAACACAGTTATTCCGCATGGCTGCGAGAGGAGATGAAGCATCGTGAATGTGGAAGAATACTGGGGCAAGGGCTGGAGCCTGCGCCCGGAACAGGACATATTAACAATGGAATGTCTGGGTACCATTACTAGATCCGGTATCCGGTTTACATACTATAAAGACGAAAAAGGAGGAATATGGTTTGATGATGAACCGATCGGAGGAAAACCAGAATGGATGCAGAGAGCAGACAAGGAACGAAGACGAAGGCATAGACGGCATTCTTGAGGAATTAATGGCACATGTCTGCGATGAATTGTGCAGGTTTCGAGAAGAAATGCAGGGAGATTTGATGGACAGGATATGCGGACGTTGCGGATTACAACAGTATACTGACAGAATCCGGGAGGAATATGAGAAGATCAATAACTTTGATAAGAGCCAGACCGGTCAGCTTATGAACAGATATCGTAAGATCACACTCTGCAAAGACTGCAGGTACAGAGCTAAAGGAAAGTCAGGATATCACTATTGTAGAACAGGGTTTGGCCTTCCAGTTGTACCGTTGAGAGAAAATGATGGATGCAGCAGGGGAGAGGAAAGATAAGGAGGATATCATGAGAACAATAGCAATCATCAATTTAAAGGGCGGTGTGGCCAAGACCACATCAAGCATTAACATCGCATACATACTGATGCGGAAAGGATACAAGGTGCTTCTGGTTGATAATGACAAGCAGGGGGACTGCTCACGTGGAATGAACCGCCGTACCCAGGACGGGGAAGGAATCGACCGGATCATGGTAGACCGGCATCCGGATATGGAAAAGCTGATCAACAAGACTGACTATCTGCACCTGGATATCATCACAGCAAACCTCGGTCTCCTGACTGCAAACATGGAAGTAACCATGGACCGTGTACGCCCACAGCAGAACCGGTTGAGAAAGGCGCTGCAGCAGGTAGCCGATAATTACGATTTCTGCGTGATCGATAATGCTCCGGATATCAATGTGTCGGTGATCAACGCCCTGACTGCCGCAGACGATGTTCTGATCCCGGTAGAAGTAGATGATAACACGCTGGAAGGTATGAACGAGCTTCTGGATCAGATCGATGATGTAAAAGAAGAATTGAATCCGGATCTGGAGAACGTCCGCTGTTTCGTGACAAAATACCAGAAATTCAACCAGGCACACCTGCAGGGAGCGGAGATCATCGAAGAACAGTACCCGATCATGAGAACGAAGATACGCTTTTCTGGTGTAGTAGCAAGGAGCACATTTGTGCGCATGCCTGTAGCCTTGCACAGTCCCAGATCAGCGGCAGCAGAAGACTATGAAACCCTTGTGAATGAGTACCTGGATATGATTGGAGATGAAGACGATGGCGAAATTTGATCTGAAAGGACTTCTCAATGACAGATCAGTCCCGGACCGGCAGCAGGACCAGAAGATCGTATACCGAAATCCAAAAGATCTGATCCCGTCAGAAGAAAACTTCTACAACACAGAGAAGCTTGAAAGGCTGAAACAGTCGATCAAGCTTCTGGGGATCCTTCAACCGCTCCTGATCGAGAACAGGGATGGGAAGGATTACGTTATAGCCGGCCATTGCCGCCGGAAGTGCTGTATCGATCTGCTCAATGAAGGAAATGACAGATTCAGCCGGGTCCCATGCATATATAAGACACACTCCGAACTGGAGCAGGATGCAGGCAAGGAAGACGATATAGTACGCCAGATCATGATCATCCAGGCGAACTGTTACCGTGACAAATCCGACTGGGAAAAAATGACAGAAACGCTCAAGATGGAAGAACTCGTGAAGGAACTCCGTGAGAAGACGCCGATGGAAGGAAAGACCAGGGATATATTAAAAGACCTGATTGGAACGTCAAACGGTCAGCTGGGAAGATATCATGCAATCAACACAAACCTCTGCGAACAGCTGATGTCGGAATTTGAAGAAGACAGGATCAAGATTTCCGTGGCCTATGAAGCGTCCAAGCTCAACAGAGAGTATCAGAAACAGGCCTGTGAGTTATACGAAGAAACAGGAATCCTGACACTGGACGATATCAGAGACCTGTACCGGCAGCAGGAAGCAGAGAAAGGTATTCCTGGCCAGATGACCATCGAAACAGCAACCGGCCAGAACAGACCTCCGGAAGATGATACGGAGATTCCGGCAGAGACACAGATTGAGCGTTTCTATGAGAGCACAAACAAGAACATGAAAAACTACATCATCCAGGAAGACAAGAACATGACCATCTTCATGCTTTCGAACTTGTACGGGTCAGCACGTGTCCGAAACGGACACCTCAATTACCAGGGTTCAACTGCCGGGATCACCTTCAATCCCGGAGGAGTATTTGAACACGAACTGTCCTGGCAGTCCTTAGCTAAGAATCTGATCGGGAAATACGGACATAAGAGACCAGTCAAGATGGCCACAATTAATGCACCGGAACCAGCAATTACACTTACAGAGTCGGAGGCGGTAAAAGCTTTCTGCGAAGCTTATCCAGAGAAATTAAAAACAATCATGAGGATATGCCGAAGGTGCAAAGACAATGGAGAAGCTGCTAAAGCCGTACAACTGGAATTTGCACCATGCGGATTTAGTGCAGTAGGTGGGTATAAAGTAAATTATAGATTCAAGTCATTTTCTGCAGGACTTGAAATTGAAGTGAACAATGAAAAAGTATCAATGAAATACGGACGATTAATTGTAGAAGCAAAGAACCTCTATGATCCATTATCCCCGGAATTTGATGTGGAGTTAAAGAAACCAGAAACAAAAGAGGATGAAGGGCCGGTAAAATGTATCACAGGCCAATCCGGATCTGGATTGTGTGGAGCAGCAGCTTACTGTGACAAAAAATATACCTGTTGTTCTCAGTGCCCGGACGACTGCAACATTCGTTGTGGGTGGATTCCGGAAAAGAGCTGCCAGCCGGCAGTAGAAACACTGGACGAAAAGCAGCAGGAAGACCATTCCGGTGACCCTGCCGAGATGGTAAAACATCTGAGAAATACAGATAAAATCCCCGATGCGTGGCCGGAAGATTTAAAAGATATTCCAATCCCATCGATAACAGCTATTAATGACATTTTAGACGATGCAGAACAGGATTTGAAGGGCTACCTTGCAATTGCAGATGAAAAACTCCCTGCAAAAACAATTTTGAAACATCAGCTCATTGCTGGTGGACTGAGAATTATCAAAAATCTTGTAGAAGATTGTCAGGAAGAACCAGAACAGCCAGAACAGCCACCTCTTCCAGAGATGAGAAACAATGATCAGCGTAAACAGTGGCTGAGGGAATACAAATCTTGGGGGCTCTGGTACACAGACCATCATACTGGAACACGGTACTACAAGTACGATTTCAATAATGGCGCCCGTCTGATAGCAGAAGAATACGATCCGGAGCCAAGAAAAGAAAGCTGGTGGACCCCAACAGAATCATACTCCCTGCATCTTGTAGGCGGACCGGAACCAGAAAGGTCTGGGGGCGTACCGAAATGGACATACCATTCGAAATATCACAAATTCCCGAACTCAGAAACAGAGCTGGTTGAATTCCTGAAGGAGGTACAGAAAAATGGCAAAGCTTGATCAGTATATGCAGGGCCGTACAGAGGGCATGGAACTGGCACTGCGTATAGCAAAAGACAAAGGAATTGAGGAACTGGAAAAAGAAGTCCGCTTCCGGCAAAAAACAGGAATCAGCCTGAATGTGACCAGGCAGGAGCTGAATAAAGCCAGTAACAAGATCAAAGGCGTTCGGCTTCGGAAAGCAGAGATGTGAACGCTATATGAAAAAAATGGAAGAAGGCGCAAGATACCTTATGGATGATCTGGCCACCTGGGATGATTATTCGAAAGAAGTAGAAAAACAGCTAGGTATCAAGATAGAGATCCACTGGAATGATTAAGGGTGTTTTCGAAAAAACGATTAACATATAAACCCATCAGTCCTGCCGCATGAGCCTGTCAGAAATGCGGCAGGGGAAAGGAGGGTGTCCGATTCGGACACATTGAAAAATGTTATTTCCAAAAAAACAGAAAAGTAAGAAAAAGAGGATGCGCCACCCGGCCAGCATCCTACACGATAAAAACAGCAGGACTTGTTATCTCTGTGTAGTACTCCACGACAACTGGAACGAACACAGGATCCTGGATGAGCACCATATATTCGGAGGGCCGAACCGGAAGAACTCCGAGGAATATGGCCTGAAAGTATACTTGTGTCATGACCATCACATCTACGGTCCGGAAGCAGTGCACAACAACGCCCGGATCCGCCACGAATTACAGCGGACAGCACAGAGACTATTTGAAAAGCAGCACAGTCACAAAGAGTTCATGGAGATATTCGGCCGGAACTATCTGGACCTGGTAGAGATAGGGGAAAACAATGAGAAAGAGGATGAACCTGTATAAGGTAGTAGACCAGAACGGGAAGCAAGTGTTTGAGAATCTTCTGACGGCTAAACAGGTCACAGAAAAGACCGGCTGCACAAAGAATAATGTAGCACAGGCGGCAGCCAATTTTGCTCTTGTGAATAAGAAGTATCGAATTATCCCGGAAGACATCAAGCTGAGTAAAGCATTAGATGTTGAGCTCCTGGCAGAATGGGACAGGTATCGGAAGTGGATGCTGAAGGCAGCAGGGAGGATGAAGTGAACAAAAGGCAGAAAAAGAAACTGTTCAACAGAAAATGTGGATACCGGCTTGTAAAGCTCCCACACAATTTCCAGACGTGGGTATTCCAATATTACACTGGTATCGGAGCAGTAACATACAAACGCATTTGCACAGAGAAAATCCCAGACAGAGCGAAATGCTTGATAAACACCAGAAACGTGGAGAATTTCAACCGGATCATGGCAGAAAGGAGAAAATGATGGAGAACACATGTAAAACCTGCATCAACAACGATGATGGTCTTTGCGACCGCAAAGGAATCCTTGTAGAAGATGAAGATTTCTGTGAGTATCACTGGGCAGCAGGAAAGAAGATCAGAATGAAAAGACATGAGAAGAAGATGGATATCACACCAGAACTGATGCTGTCAGCATATAACACGCTGATACAGGGATGTAAAAGCCGGCCGGCCAGTGAAGATGGAACCTGCAGCAACTGCATCTTGTATCAACACTGTCCAGGTACATCAAATCTTCTTCCGGAAGACTGGAAGGAGATACACTATCCGTTTTTGACAGGAAACACACTGCATTACATAAAAGCCGGCAAGGTCAAGCAGATTGTATTTGCCAGACGGGAAGATGCAGAGGAAAGACTTGCGGAAATGAAAGAAGGTGTGAAATGAGTTATAAGAACAACGAAGGCTATCCAGATCCGACAGCTGGCAAGGCAGTCCGGTCAGCTGGTAGGATGCCGACACATATCTACAATGCCTTTTGTGTCCTGAATAATACGGCAGGTCTGCTGGGGTTGGAGATTACAGGGCTGAGGGATAAAAAAACGGGTCGTGAATGGCCACAGAGGAGGTGAGAATGATGTGGGTAATATTTCTTGGTTCCGGCATGGTGTTCGGAGCCGCAGCCCTGGTACTGATCTGGATAGGAAGCAGAGTGATCCTGTCAATTAGGCGGCAGCAGAAGAAGTTTGAGATTGAAGATGAAACATACAACAAAGTAAAAGAAGCTATCAAAGAAAAGGAGAACAAAAATGAAAAGTAAGATTATTATCGGAATCGTGGCAGCAGTAGCAATTCTTGGCGGAGGATACACAGTATCAAGAATGAATTTTATCGGCACAGGTAAAGTTGGTATCGTCTACAATTACAAAGATGGAGTACAGGACACAGTACTCACCCCGGGGATGCATTTTATCGCACCGATGAACAAAGTAAAGGAATTCAGTACCAGCAATGAAATCCTCGTTCTCACAAAGGACAAGAGGGATGGCAGTAAAGAAGATGATTCCTTTAAAGTGGCCACATCAGACGATGCCAGTATTGCAGTATCTTTCCAGATGAGTTACCGATACGATCCGGACACGGTGATTGATACATATAAGCGTTTCAAAGGAATGGACGGAGAGGATATCATCGAAAACCGTGTGAAAACTGTCTTGAAATCAAAGATTTCCGAAATTACGACAGATTATTCTATGATGGATATCTATTCCGGAAACAGATCCAAACTGAACAATGCCATCACGGAATATCTTAACAAGGATTTTCACAAAAAGTATGGCATTGAAGTCCTGGATGCTTCCATCGTGGATGTGCATCCGGATAAAAAGCTAAAACAGGCCATTGATAATCGTGTTACCGCCCTGCAGGAAAAACAGCAGGCGCAGGCAGAGCAGGAAAAAGTAAAAGTCCAGAAGGAGACAGAAAAGCTTCAAGCAGAAGCGGACGCCCAGATTGAGTTGACCAAGGCCGAAGCAGATGCAAAGAAAGCCAAGGTCAAGGCAGCAGCAGAAGCTGAGAACACAAAGATTAAAGCAAAAGCACAGGCAGAGGCGAATAACGAACTCAGTGCATCCATTACGGACGAGCTGATCAAGATGAAGGAGGCAGAAGCTCGTTATAAAAATGGCTGGGTTACAGTACAGGGAGCTGATGCCGTGATAGCAGATAAATAAAAATACAGAGAAAGCCGGGAGCATACACGTTCCCGGCTAAAAGCATCAGAAGGGGAGGGTACCGTTGGAAACAGAAATCCAGAAAGAAAACGAAGAAAAGAAGGAATACCTGAGATCTTACCGAAGGGCAGTAAAAAGAGAAAAAGATATCCTTGACGAGATTCAGCGACTGAGGACAGACAAGATGTTCCCATTCGTGGTCAATGACGGGATGCCACGCGGCAGCAGCCAGTCCGATCTGTCAGACTACATAGCTATTCTGGATGAGCAGATCGAGCTTCTGAAAGCAGAACGGCTGGAAAAAGCCAGATGTTATCAGAAGATTGAGAGACAGATCAAACAGATGGAAAATGAGGATGAACAGGAAGTGCTGAGACTACGGTATATAACGGGCCTGAAATGGGAGGAAGTAGCTGCACGAATGAGCTATAGCTGGAAACATATACACAGAATTCATTCATCAGCTCTTTGCAATTTCAAGATGACATAGAATGACACACTTTATATGTGATATCATTACAATGGATTTCAGAAAAAGCAGATGGAATCCTCCTTTCAAGAATTTAGCTGCCAACCCACGGGCAGCAGTAGTGGAACGTAGCTCAGTGGGAGGTAGAGCAACTGGGGCATATCCAGTATGTTGATGGTTCGAACCCATCCGTTCCAATTTCTCTATTGTAGAGAAACTCCTAACATCATACATTTTTTGAGAAACGCTCTGTAGAAATACAGGGCGTTTTACATTTGTCGAGAAATGTCGATATAAGCAGGTTGTTTAATGACATGATTAGGGTTATGATAAAAGAAAATGTATGTGGGAGGAAGAAAACATGATTTTTTTAAGCCATAATTCAAAGGACAAAAGAATAGTGGAGCCGTTTGCTAATAAACTGGCAGAAGTTTTTGGCAGAGAAAAGGTATTTTATGATAGTTGGTCAATACAACCAGGTGATGGAATAATTGATAAAATGGAAAGTGGTTTAACTGAAGCAAAGTATTTCTTTTTCTTTGTTTCTGAAAATAGTTTACAAAGCGGTATGGTAAAATTAGAATGGCAAAATGCTATAATGAAAGCAACAAATGGGAAGGTTAAATTTATTCCAATAAGACTTGATAAAAGCAAAATGCCTACTCTGTTAACACAAACTCTTTATCTGGATGTGTATCAAAATGGATTTGATGTTGTATTACGTCAAATGATAGATGTAATTAATGGAGTGAATACATACCGTAGTAGCGCAGAAACATATGAAAATATTAAAGTCAAAGTTAAAATAAATGAAAAAGAAGCAGAAATATTATTTTACGCAGAAACATACATGGAACCTATATCCAGATACGGAATTATACTTGCAAATGAAGAAGATGATATTACATGGAAGTGCGAAACTGACCCAATGACATTGAGTGGATTTAATAAGGCAGCTGTGCATGTAGGCAGCATATCATATAATGTTTTGGCAGTGACAGTACAAAGAGCAACGGCACCGGGATTTCCAGTTAAAATTAAAGTTACGTCAAAAACAAAAATGAGGTTTATAGGAGTTATGCGAGCATATAATGAAAATGGTTACAAAGCAATTTCATTTAAAATTGTAGATAGTTTGTAAAAGAGGTCACATATGAATGTATATAAGCAATATTTAGAAATAAAATCTTTACAGGAAATTAATATTCCAATAAGCAATGAAACAGATATTGTAAGATTAGGAATTTCAGAAGATAAACCATGCGTATGGTTTTTGGCAAAGGAGTGTTGTAATAAAAATATTGCAATACATTCGTATATGACAGGAGAAAAAATCCCAGATGATTTGGAATTAAATTATTTAGGTAGTTATATGCTAAATTCTCAAATTTTGATACATGTTTTTTCAGAAATAAAATAATTATATTTGAAAAGCAGCTCACGGGGCTGCTTTTTCTATACTCAAAAAACGAAACGAATGAGAGGTGGTGAGGCTTGCCAAGAGCACCAGATCAGAGAGTTGAAGAGGCCAGAAAACTATATGCTTCTGGAAGGAAATTAATTGAAGTTTCTCAAAAGCTTGGAATCCCGGTAGGGACAATCCGAAGCTGGAAAAATAGATATAAATGGGATAATGCAACGTTGCAAAAGAATAAACGCAACGTTGCGAAAAAGAAGGGCGGACAGCCCGGAAATAAAAATGCGGAGGGGCATGGAGGAACCGGCCCGCCGGGAAATAAGAATGCAGTCAGGACAGGAGAGTTTGAAACTCTCTTTTTTGATACCCTGGAACCAGAAGAAAGAACATTGGCAGAGATGATCAGGCCGGACAAAGAACAGCTGCTTCTCAGAGAAATCCAGCTTCTTGCAGTCAGGGAACGCCGGATGCTGAAAAGAATCCAGTCTCTCCGTGAACTGGAAGCTCAGACAGGATCAGAAGAAGATTCGGTACCATGCGGAATGTCTGTAACAGAATATACTTCCGGTATCGAAAAAGGAAAACTAACAGAACTTCGAAAGTATGAAGGCATCCTTGGCCAGATTCAGGCTATAGAGGATGCTCTGACCAGAGTGCAGGCACGGCAGCAGAAAGCAATCGAGATGCTGCATAAGTTTGGTTATGATGATGCAAAACTGGAACTTGCAACCATGCAGCTTGAATTCGAGATGCTGAAGCAGGATAACCAGGCAGAAGATACCACAGATGATAGCTTCCTGGAAGCTATGAATGCAACAGCACAGAATGTCTGGGGTGATGAGGATGTATGAAAAACTTAAAACCCTGAAAGATAAGCTGCAGAAAATGAAATCCAACAGAGCCAACAGGCAGACAGGTCAGACGTTTCATTTTTCTCCGTTCTCAAGAAAACAGAAACAGGTCCTGACCTGGTGGTGCAAAGAATCTCCAGTTCACGATATGGACGGAGTTATTGCCGATGGAGCAATCCGATCAGGAAAAACAATCAGCATGTCTTTATCATTCGTTATGTGGGCCATGAGTACCTTCACTGGACAGAACTTTGCCATGTGCGGAAAGACCATAGGATCCTTCCGGAGAAATGTTCTGTTCTGGTTGAAGCTGATGCTTCGATCAAGAGGATATTCCATCACGGATCACAGGGCAGACAACCTTCTAACCATCCGAAAAGACGGAAAAGAAAACTACTTCTACATATTCGGCGGCAAGGATGAAAGATCTCAGGATCTGATCCAGGGAATCACGCTGGCAGGAGTGTTCTTTGACGAAGTTGCTCTGATGCCGGAATCCTTTGTGAACCAGGCAACAGGCCGATGCTCTGTGAAAGGTTCAAAATTCTGGTTTAACTGTAATCCGGATGGCCCGTATCACTGGTTCAAACAGAACTGGATAGATAAGTCCACCGGATATCTGGGAAAAGAAGAAACTGCCCGGAGGATGCAGCAGGCGGCCGCGGAGGGGAAAGACCCGGGCCTGAAAGATATCCTGTACCTTCACTTCACTATGGACGATAACCTGTCCCTGGATGAAGAAATCAAAGCCAGATACAGGAGCATGTACGTTGGAGTATTCTTTAAACGTTACATTATGGGGCTGTGGGCGGCAGCAGAGGGAATCATCTACGACATGTTCGACGAGAACAAACATGTCCAGGATATCAAAGATTTCTATCAGTTGTTGATCAACGGGAACAGGTATGTTTCCTGTGACTATGGTACACAGAACGCCACAGTATTCCTTCTGTGGAATAAAGGAACCAACGGGAAATGGTACTGCATCCGGGAGTATTACTATTCCGGAAGAGACAAAGGTAAACAGAAAACAGATTCAGAATATGCAGACGACCTGAAAGAGTGGCTGGATGGGACCAAGATCAAAGCGATCATCGTGGATCCATCGGCCGCTTCTTTTAT